CGCCCTTAGGTTCAGCCTCTCGATTGCAAGTAGTTTACAAATAAGTCCCTGTGATAAAAATTTTGCGAAAAAAATTTTTTCGAATATACTTTTCGGATGGGATTTAAACTTAGCTTGATTCTCGGAGTCCTATTGGCGGCATCGTTGGCGGGTTCGTGGTTCTTATTAGACCAAATATCCACGCTCAAAGGTAATCAAATAATCCTGGAATCAAAAATATCCGAACAAAACGAATCCATTAAACAATACCTAGCTAAACAAGAACAGCTGTCCGCGAGTCTTGGTACGTTAGAAGCCGAAAAACAAAACGCACTCCGTGAAGTAAATAAATTAAGAAACACATTTGCTAAGCACGATCTTGATAACCTTGCACTAAATAAACCTAAACTTGTTGAGAAGATGGTTAACCGTGGCACTAAACGAGTTATAGATAACCTTGTAACATTAACAACAGTAAAAGATGAAGTTATTAATTAGTCTCGGTGCATTAATCGCGGTCAGTGGTTGTTCGCTCTTTCCTACTGTAAAACCTGTAGACGTTAATACGATCGCATTACCTGCTCCTATGTATCACCCACCGTTACCCATGGAAATCCAAGCGACCGAGGTAACATTTGAAGTGTTAACTCCAGAAATCATGGAAGAATACCTACAACTCGTTAAAGACGGTAAAGCTCCTGCGGTTGCATACTATGCGTTGACCACACAACAATACGAAAACCTTTCGATGAATATGGCAGAGATCACACGCTACACAAAGAACATTTTAGCGATTGTAGAGTATTATAGGGAATACGATGAGCAAGGGGAGTAAACGTAGACCAGAAAAAGGTAATCAATACCAAGATAACTGGGAAAAAATATTCGGGAAGAAAGATGCCAAAAACAGTACCAAAGTTCAAAGAACCGCTAATATTCGGGTATTACATTCACGCTAGACCTGAATTAGGCGAGATCAAATGGCAATGGTCAGATCAACGTAAACAGTTTTGGGAAGATTGGATTCCTAAAGATAAAGATCTAATTATTCATACCAAACTATCCGCGGACCACGAACAGTTGTTCAGGGATGCGTTTTGGGAGGATATGGAAGATGAAATACGGAATACGAAAGATAGTCTAAATTTCAGGGCTAGGCAGCGACGGGCTAAGAAAAAAGCTACCGCGAACCAAGGATCCCACCCCTCACCCTAACTACTTTACTTATCCCTAAAATATAACATTTTACATTTTGTTATTAATTAGCTTATACTTCGATGATGGCTGATCTTGATCGTATAACCGAATTGCTTTTATCAGACGAAGAAATGCCTGACGTTTATTATTCTATATTAGAAAATGCGTCAGATACCGAACCCACCTTAGATCCATTACGTGAAATGATAGCTAACCAACAAGCTCAAGACGATTTTTTGATGATGATGGCGGGAGGTCCTAAACAACCCGCTAAAAGTGCAATCAATGTAGGAATGCAAAGATTTATGTTACCTGCAAACGAGATAGCAAGAACAGCTACTACACGATCAGGAGCACCTAAAACAGCTATCCAAAGACAAGAAACTATTAATACAGCGTATCAAACAGCGTTAAATCAAATACGAAAAGCTGAAGATTTAATAAGAGACACTATTGGTATGAAAAACCCAGCAGGGCAACTAAAACAAGCCGATGCAATGAAAGCCGCAGCATTAAGAGAAATAGAACGAATAAGAAAAGCAGGGGGCGGTAAACTTCCTGATTTAATGCCTGATAAGTTAACGACCGAACAAATACAACAGGCAATGTTAGACGCAGGTCTAGGAAGCTTATTTAAACCCTAAATGACATCTAACGCAGATAAGTTAGCAGCTTTACGGGAAATAGATGTTTCCCATTTATCTAAAGCAGAAGCTAAAGAATTTACGATTCTTTTAGAAGAATTAGAAAAACGTGAATTCCAAGAAAAATCCACAAGTACCTTTATGGCTTTTGTTAAATCTATATGGGCTGAGTTTATTAACGGTGATCATCACGTTAAAATGGCAAAAGCTTTTGATGATATCGCTACAGGTAAACTTAAACGTTTAATTATTAATATGCCGCCTAGACATACAAAGTCTGAGTTTGCATCACATTTGTTTCCTGCGTACCTGTTAGGTAAAAATCCTAAATTAAAAATTATAGAAGCAACCCATACCGCTGACCTTGCGGTTAACTTCGGACGTAAAGTTAGGGATTTAATTGACGGAGAAGAATACGCGGCTTTATTTCCTGAAACAGAACTAAAAGCAGATAGTCGTTCTGCAGGTAAATGGTTAACGAATAAAGGCGGTGAATATTACGCAGCAGGTATTGGTGGTGCATTAGCAGGAAGGGGTGCGGATTTGTTTATTATTGACGATCCACATTCCGAACAAGACGCTATGTCCGATAAAGCCATGGAAGAAGCTTACGAATGGTTTATGGCAGGTCCACGACAAAGGTTACAACCTGGAGGTGCAATCGTTATTGTAATGACCCGTTGGAATAAAAAAGATTTAACAGGTAGGTTAATTAAAAAGATGGCACAAGATCCTGGAGCAGACCAATGGGAAGTGATTGAATTTCCTGCAATATTACCAAGCGGTAAACCCTTATGGGATAATTTTTGGAAATTAGAAGAACTAGAAAGTATTAAAGCTTCGGTTAGTCCAGGAAAATGGGCGGCTCAATATATGCAAAGACCCACGGGTGAGGGTATTTCGATTATTCCTAAAGAATGGTTTAAGATTTGGGAAGAAGAAAAACCACCTAAATGCGATTATTTGATACAAAGTTTTGATACAGCGTTTTTAAAATCAGAAAGAGCTGACTATACCGCTATTACAACGTGGGGAGTTTTTTATCCTGAAGGTAAAGTTGGAGAAGAATTATATAAAGGAGGAGAAGCTCATTTAATCTTGATCGATTGCGTTAAAGAACGGTTTGATTTCCCTGAATTAAAAGCTGAAGCATTACGTTTATATGATTATTGGCAACCTGATACGGTAATCATTGAAGCAAAAGCTAGTGGTATTCCATTAGTACAAGAATTACGTAGAGTTGGAATTCCTGTTAACACTTTTTCTCCTGGAAAAGGACAAGATAAAATCGCTAGGTTAAATTCTGTTTCACCTATTTTTCAAGATGGACGGGTTTGGGTGCCTGATAATCGTTGGGGGGAAGAACTGATGGATGAAGTTTCTGATTTCCCTAACGGAGAGAACGATGACTTAGTAGACGCGACGACTTTAGCATTAGCTAGATACAGAGAAGGCGGGTTTTTAACCCTTTCTAGCGATTATTTTGAAGAAGAAGAACCCTTTCGTAGAGAAATGGTTTATTATTAATGAAAATCATACTATGATGTATTCCCATGGCTATTGAAAAACAACCGATACCTATAAATTCTAACGTTGAACAACCCATAGAGTTAGAATTAATGCAACAACCGCAAGAAGAAACTGAACTTTTTGTTCAACCTGATGGTTCTATTATTCGCGGCAGTGAAATGGAAGAAGAAATGCCTTCTAAGTTTGGTGAAAATTTAGCAGAGGTACTTGATGACCGTGAATTAAATACTATTGCTGCAGAATTAGTTTCATCTTACGAAGAAGATTTAGAATCTAGAGACGACTGGTTTCAAACTTATAGTGAAGGTTTAGAATTATTAGGTATAAATTCAGATTCTAGGTCACAACCTTTCGTTGGAGCTTCAGGAGTTCATCATCCGATCCTTGCTGAAGCAGTAACACAGTTCCAAGCACAAGCATACAAAGAAATGTTGCCCGCAGGTGGACCCGTTGATACAGAAGTTTTAGGAATTACCGATAATGCTAAGATGGAAAAGGCAAATCGTGTAAAAAACTTCATGAATTATCAAATTACCTACAAAATGGAAGAATATGATCCAGAAATGGACCAATTATTGTTTTATTTGCCACTTTCTGGCTCTGCTTTCAAAAAAGTTTATTACGATCCAGCAGTTGGACGTGCTGTAGCCCGTTTTGTTAAGTCAGAACACCTTGTTGTGCCTTATTACGCAGTAGATTTACTTACAGCACCAAGAATTACCCATGTAATTCATATGAATGAGAACGAATTACGCAAATTACAGCTTTCTGGGTTCTATAAAGACACTGATATGATGTCTCCAACTAGTAATCCTGATTTAACCGAAGTAGATGATAAAATTGATGAACTTCAAGGCTTAACAAGAACGATAAGCGACGAAGAATTTACATTATTAGAAATGCACGTCAATTTAGACTTAGAAGGGTTTGAGGATATGGGGGCTGATGGTGAAGAAACAGGATTAGCGTTACCTTATATCGTTACTATCTGTAAAGATAACAATAAAGTATTAGCTATTAGACCTAATTACGATCAAAACGATCCGATGCGTAAAAAGATTGAATATTTCACCCATTATAAGTTTCTTCCAGGATTAGGTTTTTATGGTTTTGGTTTAATTCATATGATGGGGGGATTAACTAAATCAGTTACTTCAATTTTACGTCAGTTGATTGACGCAGGTACGCTTTCTAACTTACCTGCAGGATTTAAATCACGAGGATTAAATATTCAACGTCATGATGACCCGTTACAACCTGGAGAGTGGCGTGATGTTGACGCTCCTGGAGGAAGACTCCAAGATGCGTTTTTACCGTTACCTTATAAAGAACCAAGCGGTACATTAACTACATTACTAGGTGCTTTAGTTGATTCAGGTAAAAGATTTGCCGCAACCGTAGAAGATCCGACAGGCGACGGTAATTCTGAAGCTCCTGTAGGCACAACTGTGGCATTAATGGAAAAAGGGCAACGAGTTATGTCCGCAATCCATAAAAGATTACATTATGCTCAAAGATGTGAGTTTAAAATATTAAAAAGAGTATTTGGTGAGTTTTTACCGCCTGAATACCCTTATCAAGTACAAGGTGCTTCAGAAAACGTATTTAAACAAGATTTCGACGCTTCTGTAGACGTTATACCTGTTTCTGACCCAAATATCTTCAGTATGACGCAAA